ATCATATAATTATTAGCCCAAGTAAATGGTTTCATCGAAAGTATTAGTTCGTTCTTAGCTTTAGCAAACGCATCTTGTTTTGTTCTAATCTCAGTTAAAACCTCATCATCAATGGTGTCATAAAAACTATTCGACCAAGTATTACTTAATGGGTCCCAAGCATAACCTGTATAGGAATTAACATTACCAACTAAAATTACATCACCTGGTTGTCCTGTTAATGGTCTTTCACCAATAGTTGGAACTGCCCTAACATATTTAATATCGTCAGTATACGCAGATAATCTACCACCTATGTTATTAGTATACCAACCTTCAGTTTGAGACGCCTTTATTGCTCTATTCCCCCTTATTTTAACAGGCCTTCCTTTTCGGAAAAAATTATTTGGGAACGAAACGTTTGATATTAAACTAATATCCGGAACAACAAAACCAACATCACCTTCACAGAAACCAAAATATTTATTACTTGAATATTGATTAAACTCTCTAGTGAAATTATCTAGTCGTTGACTTACCAATCCATCAGTTATTGCCGTATCATATGATGTCATCATATTTTCAAAACTAGTATAATCACAATTACAGTTAGATGAACCCCAACTAGTTATCTCTTGTTGTGTTGGGACATTATATTCATCATCCATAAAATCAATCCTACCAAGATAACTATATGGATTACAACTCTTACTACAAGCACAAGATATGTCGTAATGAATTTTCATATTAACAACAATATCAACATCTAATAAACTCACCGTGGATTCACAATCACTGTTAATCGTTATTTGATTTGTTGTTGTATTAATATTTACACTACCAATACCTTCATATGTTAATAACATATTTCTAACGGTTGTTGAAAACAAAGACACACTAGGGGCCTCCGTTAAAGTATCACCTGTGAAAAAGTTAGTAGTTGCAGTAACACCACTTACTATAGTTATCGCTTCAAAAATCGCTTCATTTAAGACACAATTTTCCTCGTTAAGAGTTAAATCAGTATAACCCTCATTCAACATTAATAATGGTGTTTTTTTAAGTAATTCACCACTGTTTTGGAAAATATCCTCACATAAATTATATATTTCATATGAAACAGAACAAGCAATCCCCTCTAATATTATAACAACTTCTTTTACACATCCATTATCATCAGTCACTTTAACAGTATACGTTCCAGCCGACAAATCTGTTACTAACATCCCCGTTTGTCCATTAACGTTCTCACTCCATTCAATAGTATATGGTGCCTGACCATTTGTTATAAAAATTTGTATTGACCCATTATTCGATAACGACGGATTAACTTTACTATAAACAAAATCAACAGTATCAGAACTATCAATATAGAACGAACTTGTTTGTTTACAAGGGACTGAAGTATCTGTCACACTCAAAGTATAACTACCTGACGGTAAATTAGCAAATGTTTGAGTTCTTAATGTTGTTTGAGCACTTTGGTCATTTATTTGATATAAAAAAGGACCATCACCACCTGTAACATTAATAGTAACCGCACCGTTATTTAATTGACAAGTAGTTCCTGTTGTTAGAAATGTAAAATCAAACCCCGTTTCATTTTCAATTGTATACGTTTGAGTAAAAGTACAACTACTTCCATCTGATATTTTTAACGTATATTCACCATTGGTTAACTGTGAAAACGTATATGATTGTAATGTCGTATTTATTGACCCATAATTAGTTGGTCCTGTTAAAGTATAAACATATGGTGGTGTCCCATTAGATATTACAACATTAATACTACCTTGATTATTCCCACAAGTTGAGTTTGTTGGTATAACCTGAATAATGTTAAAACTAGTTGGAACTGTTAGATTAACACTTCCATTTATGGTACACAACCCCGCATCTTGAATGTAATAATTAAATTGCCCTGACGGTAGGGTATTCCAAGTCATATTATCCTCAAATCTAACCTCAACAACGTTATTTGAACCTGAATAATAATATGGTGGTGTTCCACCTGATACTTGAATCACCACAACACCATCACTTTGGAAACAACTTGGTTGTGTTACATATTGACCCACAACACCCAACTGACTAACTAATTCAACCGTCGCTTGTTTTGTCACATTACAACCTGAACTATCACCAACCGTTACCGAGTAAGCACCCGGAATTAAATTTTCAATAAATGAAGTTGTTTGACCGTTGGACCATAAATAGGTAAACGGTGGATTACCTTCAAGTTCAGTAACGTAAACTTTACCTGATTGAACATTACAACCCGAATCATTCACAACATAGAACCCATAATCAACATTTGTTGAACTTTGAACTATCACTGTGTTACTCTGCCCTGTACATCCCGCACCATCGTTACCAACGACGTAGTATGTTCCCGGTTGTAATCCGTTAAAAACTCTACCTAACGAGATATTAGTCGTTCCTGACGTAATAAAACCCAATGTTGTGTGATATAATGAAAATACAGAATTACCATAATCATAAGTAGTTACGGCAGTCAATGAACCATTATTAAGATTACATAAAGTATTAGTAACACCTGTTATTGACATACAAGTACCACTTGATATGACTATCGTTGCGGGATATGCAGTCGGACCTGGAGTTACACAACTATCAATAATATTAAACGAATAAGTTCCCGCGGTTAAACCGGTAATATTATAAGTTGTTGCGGTAGTTGCTAAAACATCAGTATTAGAATAAGGTGATATCCACTGTATAGAATAAGGTGGTGCACTACCAACTATATTAATACCAAAAGAACCACCACTTAAATTAAGACAATCACCCGTTAATCCCGTTAAACTATAATTTAATTCACAAGCCATTAATTACAACATAAATTCATATTTATACCAACATTAATTTTAAATGTTAATCCTTGGGTATCTTCAGAACATATTGAGTTATAAATAGTAACATTACCATCACTACCCAAAACATAATCATACCCACTATTAGTTAATTCATCCAAAGCTAAAACTAAGCCACTATACCACTGAGCATTAGTTGGTGAACTTAAATTTGGAACTGAAAACCCAACTCCATCAAAAAATTTCTTTTTAATTATTATATAGTCATTTAAACGTAAGTCAACAAACCATTGAGTTTGAAGTGCATTTAAATTACAATTATTAGTCGTTTTACCTTGAGCGGTTATATAATCAGTAACCACTTTACCTAAAATACCTGAGAATGATGTAATTGTTGCACTTGCCGGATATATTGGACATTGAACACTTTGAATTGGACAATCTACAGGTAAAAACGTTGCAGTTGTTGAACAAGGTTTACATGGTATCGGAACAATTTGACAACCTCTCTGTCTTCTCCACCCGTGTTTTTGACGATGGAAAATCGAATTCTCATATTTTACACCTGTACTCCATATTGTTGTCGCAGGTATCATTTGTTCAACTAATCTAACCCAATAATCACCCAAACCATTAACATATTGAATCATGGTATCATACGTGTAGTTATTGTTTTGTTGTCCAACCGCCTGTTCTGATAACAAATACTTCCAATATATTGATTCTAACGTAGGATATCCCATTGATTTACCGTTAGTCATGTATTGTCTATTTCTAACGTTAATCATATTTTTCCAAAATGATTGAGCAAATTCAAAAAATGTTTGTCTTTTTGGTTTCGGGTCAATTTGAGTCCAATCCACACCACCTTTAACAGGGTATTTCACACCAGGAAATGAAGCTTGAAACTGACTATTACTCATTTTCATATTCACCGTTTCATATGGTGACGGATTACAATGTGTAGGTGCAACATAAAACAAACCTTGATTTGGTATCGGATAGTTATATTGTCTTGACATATACCACACATCATAAGCCAACCCTTGAGCCGGATTCATATGTAAATCAATATTCTTAACGTTTAAGACTAATCTATCATCATATGTTATATATTTCGCATTATAACCACCATCAATATTAGCTCTGTAACCAATCTCATTATTAACCCAACTTTTATTATTATCTTTAGTTTTAGTTAATTTGTAACCTAAATTCATAAAAGGAAAATCCCTAAATCTATCTAAATAATCTTGACCATAAGTATATGGTTTTAATGACGTTTGGAAATCAGGATTTGACCCAACAAATGTACTACCATTTAAATTAACAACCTCCGGACCTCTATGGCTTGGTGTTTGTTCAAACCAACCACTACCTAATTGGAAGAAATAACTTTCACTATCGTCAGGTGCCGATGGGTAACCTAACTCATCCATAGGAAATTCACTTCTACCTAATGACACATCTTTAATGATATACTCAGTAGTAAAACCTGTGAACTGTGTTCCTTGGAAGGAGTAAATGTCGTTAGGGTCTAAAATGACTGATTGTGACACATAAGTACCTCCCGATATTTGAGCAAATTGTTTATCAAATTGTCGTAAGTTAATAACTTGGTCGGCTAAGTATACGTGTTCATTAAAATCAACCAACGCATCAGGAGCACCAATTAACCTCATCAATATTTCAACAGATTTTCTAGTTCCTTTTGATTTAAACAAATAAGCGGAATTAAGAATTATATTTCTAAAATATTGGTAATTTAACTCATCAGGCGTTTGCGATGTTTTAACACCACTAAATTGTGATTTATCGTGATTTTTATCACCAAAAACAGAACCTAAAAAATCTTCATTAGTGATTGGTGACATATTAGTTGTCCACCCTAATGTTTGTGCTAAATTTTTAAGTAATTGTGACGGTATATCATTACTAACATTATAATTAACTGAATTCATATAAGCCAACGCGTCTATGAATTTTTTAGTTTCATCAAAACTTCTACCGTATATTTGTAATGTTTTTTCAGTTTTTTGACCTATAGTATCAAATTCTTTAAAAGCCCCCGTTGTTAAAAACCTTGAAATTAAATTCGTTTTATACCCATCAATGTTTTCAACTAACTCATTCAAACTTTCCAAATATCGAGTAAATGATGGTGTTAAAATATCAATATTCCAATTACCATTCAAAGGCCAAGTTAATTTTTGTTGATTAGTACTATAACTACCATCATCATTTTCAACCGGAACATAGAACGTTGAGGTATAAATTGGTGTGATGTATCTATTCAATAAGAATTTTTCAACCTCATCAAAAGATTCATTAAATACTTTTGACACTTCAAAATCATTGGGTCTAATATATAAATCACGATAAACTTCAGTTTGTCCTAAAAACGGATTACCGTTAATCGAAACTGTCAAAACCCCCTCAGTAATTGATTTTGTTTGTTTAACGAATGTTACATCATAAACTTCGTCATTATAATACATCGCATATTTTGCATACTCGACGCTCAAGTTTCTTAATGAAGATACTTTAATTTCTCTTAATTCTAAATTACGTGTTGATTCTGTAGTAAAATCAATATCAAACTGATTTCGTAATCTAGCCACATCCATATCAAATGTCGTAACATTACTTTCAGAATTATAAGTTATGTTAAATGCCGTAGCACCTGTCAAATAATTAATACCAACAAATGTTGACTCAACCGCCGCAGGGAAATAATTAATTATTTTTTGAATTGATACTGATATTCTTTTAGTTAAAGAGCCGTATAATGAAAAATTAGTAACTTGACTTAAATCAAAATTAGGGTAAACTTGGAAATTATTTTCAAAAATTTGTTTTGATTGAGCTACGTCAACTATACCTAACGTAGTTAAATTAATTGGTTCTGAAAATGTCCCCGTAATAAAATTACGATTACTTTTCTCCGTAATTCCGGTAACAAAATCAAAATTCCCCTGCGTTAATCCACCACCCTGAACTAATTGGAATCCAACTAAATCGTCAGAGAATGTTCCAGCACCTGTGGCCGGAGTTGGGGGACAAACAAATTTTTTAATAGCCATTATTGTAGTATATTTGTAAAGTTTTTACTAAAATCAACATCATCACCTCTGTCCTCTCTAACTTCATACAACAATTTATTAAATTGGTCTCTAATTTCATATAAGTTGTATTGTCTATAAATGTTATTATCGGTGTCATACATTGTGTAGATACCATCATCCATAGATTTAGTTTGATTACCAAATAGAGCAATCGCTAATGTTGAGAAGTCGTGTTCCGCTATTTCAATATCTAAAGTTATTGGGTTGAAAAAAGTATTTGTAATAATAACATTTTGGTTTGGTTGACCAATATATGGAACCGCAACCGGTCTATTTGATGGTGTTGTTGATGGTGTTAAAGTACAAAACATTAAATTTGTTACGTTATCACTGTATCTATATCTAATAGCCTTTTGTGAGGTATTAGTTAAATTATCAATTACCGGTTCACAATAAAATGAAGAAGTAATTACTCTAAAAAAATTAGGTATTTTAGTACCATCGGCATTAAGGTATTCAATTCTAAACCCAATTAATCCTTGAGATACAAATTTATTCTTGTATTCGCTCGGAACTTGACTCAAATCAAAAACCAAACCTCTAACATTAGGTAATGCAGATAAAACCCCACAATCAATAATTTTAGTTCTTATTTCCGCAGGTCTAATCATTAAAGTGTATATACCTATCTTATTAAATTCATCAGCAGGTAGTCTTAAATTATATAACCCCCCTAAAATCTCAACATTGTTATTCCCCCCTGTTTCATCATTGTGAAAATAAGGTCGTAACACCACAGTCGCATCTAACTTTGTTAACACAAAGTTATCAGTCTCGTCTCTTGATGGTGTATAATTTAAAATTATCTCAACATCTTCCGGTGATACATCAGCCGGTCTTATAGTTCCATACGTTCCTGTTGCCATTATTATTACTCTTTTAAATAAATATCAATTTTATATTTTTATGAAGTCTCAATAACATTAAAAAATCCATAACCGTATTTTTCAATATCACCAATATTATCAACCTCACCAATTCTCATTATTGCCTCAAGACCACTCTGTTTACCTCTTTCCATTACTATATCAGATTGAACTTGCATCTCATCAATAACATTTAATAACGCCTCATTCTTAGTAATAGCCGAACACACTAACATATCAGACGTAATACCTGATGACTCAACAACAAAAAGAGTTGTCCCATCAGGATAATCAAAATAATCAATATCGTTTATCGTATACGCAGTGTATATCACATTATCAATTGGACCATCAGGTCCATTATATGTAACATCGTTTGATGGACCCCAAAACACACCAATAGTGTTGGTGTCGGCAGTTATTGATTCTCCTATTCTAAATCTACCAGCATACAACGATATATCAAATTTACTACCATACACCTCTAAATCATTTACTGAAGAATATGTGTAACCCGTAACTAAAAAAGGTACTTTTGTATAGTTATCACTTGACTGAGTTTCAACATCACAATCAGTATCACCACTAAATATATAATCATAATTTAAAGGTGTTCCTGACCAACTTCCACCGGCAGCAATAAAATATGCTGTACCTTTAGGATTGTCAATTGTTTCCCCTGAGAATGGAACTGTAATATCTTTAGTAATTACATTAACACCCCAAGGACTCATCCCTGACATTGTTATAGTAAACACACCTGAATTTGTATAGGTATGAATATAATTAGTCGGAGCCGTATTATTAACCGTTTGAGTTGGTGAAGTATCACCCCAATCAATTTTGTAATCAGAAAAACTCAAATATTTCTTAAATTCAACATCGGAAGTGTTATAAAAATAAAAGGTGTTGGGGTTCTGTGTATTCGCCGAGACTAAAAAATTAGTCATCGTATCTTGTTGAGTTACCAACCCATCAAAAACCGAATAATACCCAAAATCAACCGTATTCTGGCTTATAAAAATTGGTATAGTTAAACCTGTCAATATTGAGTTACCGTTAGTCCCACCTGACACCACATCAGTCATTGCCGAATATCCGTATGTTTGACCCGTAAAATACCTTGTAACCGCACTTGTATAGATATCACAACAATACACGTATTCAGCGTTTGTTGTATCACTATTACCCGTATAATTAATTAAAAATAAGTCATTTCTAATTACTTCAGGTGATATTCTATAATGAAATAATCTTTCTTCCATATTTACGGTTGGTTAACATACTCATACCATTTTATTGAACTACTAGTTCCAACTCTAGTTCCACTACTATTAAATACCGAATATGAGTATTTATCATAATCAAGAACAACTTTATAAAAGAAATACTTGTTAGTATCGAACAAAAATTTATTAGGTAATGTTGATTGAGGTTCAGTCATCATTCTCATAAAACCACCAATTCTACCATTAAAAAATTTAGCCGACATATAAAAAGTTGAAATATTAATATCAGTTCTATCTCTAAGCCAATAAATGAAGAATCCTTCTTTATCCCCAACAAAATCAAGTTTAAATGAAGGTATACGTATATTAACATCAGGTATTATTGGTGAAATACTTACTGACTCAGTTCCCCCTTGTTGGACAGGGATTATAATTGTAAAATACAATGTTTGATTAGCAGTGTCATTAGTATCATAAAAATCCATTTTAAAAAATGATTTAGTGAATGGTTTTTCATAATAATATATTTGTTCACTATTAAACCCCTCATTCAAATAAGTGGGTTCCCAATTTGCCGTTGTTGCTACTAATATATTCTCACCTGTTCCGGGAGTATTATCAAAAAAGTTGAACTCGTAATTAATATCAGTCCTTGTATTATTAGTATGAGATTCATGTGAGAATCTTGTTATCTCAAAATCTTTGGGACTTCCAATAATTTCCTCTAAAACACTTCTTTCGTATTTTTCAATACTAGTATCACGACCATAATAATCCCATTTTATCTCAACAGGAATGTTTATGTATCCATCATTTTCAGGTATAGTAAATCTATATTTATTCACAATTATCTATCGTTGGGTCTTGAACTTCATTATCACTAATAAAATTAGTTCCTTCAGGAATTAATCTAAACACGTAATTCCTATATGGGTAGTGTTTACCATTTAAAAACGGATAATCAACACCATTACCATCTTGGTCAATAAAACCATACGTATAAATATCCCTCCAAATAAATGAATTTTTATTTGTTGAAAAATAAGAGTAGTCAGGAACTATTGTTAGGTTATCGTTCTCCCCTTCTTCAATATAATCGGAAAATACTCTAATATTTAATTTATGATGAGGTTGATAGTAATACCCAAACATATTTATATTTGGTTCAGTATCTGATACTCTTGTATCAAACAAAACACTATTAAAAACAAATTTATGGTATAATGTCGATACCGTTCTTTCCTTTTGTTCAAAATCATTCCATTCACATAAATCCCCATCAATAATCGTATCTTTTTTAATTGAGTCAACATAATAAAATTGACTAGGTTCCGTATTAACAGGTGTATTATATGACTTCATTATAAAATTAGTATCTGACTTAATGTTAGCCCTTTCCCACCATTTATCAGGTTTACCGTTAATCAACGGTAAGTTAAACTCAAACCCTTGTTTTAATTTAGCCCCATTATTAAACGTCCAACCAAAATAACCTTTCCAAATAACATTAAAGAACAATTCACTAACAGGTCTTTTTTGATTATCTATCAACCCATTTAAATTAAAATCTTTATTAAATGACAATGTGTAAGATTGTGACCCTTCTTTAACCGACACTCTAGATATTTTATTAGGGGTAAATCCACTACTTTCATATTTCTTTTTCTTACCAAAAACATTCTGTTCAAATCCTGATTTCACCAAAACGTAATCATCAACATTTGACATTACTTTTAATTGTTTTACATAATATTCAGATGTAGTATCATCTGGGTTATTAATATCCACAACTCGTTTAAGAGTACCTGTTTTATTATTTGAAAAGACATTACCAATAAAACCATAGTTAAAAATACTAAATATGTAATCATCACTACCCATAGTCCCATTACCTAATGAAAATACTTGAAAATAACTTTCATTTTGATATGAAAAACTTAATTTAACGTATTCCCCAACACTTAATCCGTGTTTTGTCCCACACCTAAATATCACAACATTATTACCACTATCATCACCATTAGTTATAATAAATGGTATCCCATCACCCGATTTCCATAAAATTGTTTTATTAGTTTTACTATCATAATATGACAAATCTTTTGTCGTATTATTTTGATAAGGATAACTTAAATAAAAATTCCAATTATATGTTGACGCACTTTTACTGTTAAAGTTAATATGATTATTAGGCGGAATTGTATAACCCGAAACATTATAATCGTTTCTAATGAAATCAAACTCATTATATTGCGGAAACCCACCCCATTTAACATTTGTCGCTGTCGATAAACATTGTTTTTTTGCCGTCTCTTTTGCGTTTACGTAATATAAATTATTCTCAAACGGAGTATAGTTAGTAATCCCTGTATACGCATTTTTGAAAATTATTGCAAATTTACCTGTCGGTCTAAATGTTGTCGATTTTTGACGTTCATCATCAAATACCTGAGCTAAACTTAAATTAACATTTCGGTCAAACTCTATAATTTCTTTACTGTTCTGAACAAAAGGTATCTGAAGTGCATAACTAAGTTCAGGGGCCGACTTATATCTCATCGTCCCCAAAACAATTCTTATTTCTTTATTATTCCCCATATTAATCTGTTAAAACTTCACTTTCAATCCATTTCTTACTAAACCTATCAAAGGCTGATTTACCTTGGAATAAACCAAAATAGAAATAGAAGGGTGCACCTGTGTTTATTACCCTCTCAGTTTTAGCCGTCGCAGGTGTTGGACTATTATTTAAATCCCAAAATTGAACGTTACCTGATTGATTACCTGAATTATCTACCGACCAAATATTCGCTCGATAATATTTAGTCAATAAACCACCACCATTAGTTCTAAAATATCTTGAATTCTTTTCCAATCTATCCAATTTTTGATAATTGTGTGAAAAGAACGTTAACCCCGAATACGGTTCAGTTGACCAATCATTATTTTGACTACCAAAAATACTGTCAGGTGGTGATTGTGCAACAACACTTGCAGGACTTGGGTCTTCACCATCTTTATTAGGTGGAAAGTTTTTCTTAACATTCCATTGATAAAATGGCACTGTTTGTGTATTAACTTTAAAATATTCAAAAGCACATCCCGTATTATTAAAAGTTGTTTCATCACTAATAATTGTTCGTTTTGGTGTTAAATAATCTCTAGTTTGAGTATCCGTTGAATAGAATATACCAAATACCCCATCTTTAACATCACCACCATTATAATAAATGTCACAAGTATCATAATTATCAGCATCAAAACCATCAACACCTATTTCAGAGTTAATTGATATTGTTTGTGCGTAATCACCATCAATTTTTAAATTTTCACGACTAAAATAACCTAAAACCCCACCACCCGCAATCATCCTTTGGATAAATGGTCTGTTAGTAATTCTAGTTATAATAAACACATTTAATAAGTCCGAAACATCTTGAAATGTTGATGTTTTCATCTGTTTCATTACATACCCATCATAGTCATCAGAAAATACAATTTCTTGAGTATATATGTCTCTAGGCCCTAAATCCATAATTGTTGTAGGATACATCAAACTTTTACGGTTACCACCAAAGTTATTACCTGTAAACCAATTCACAGGACTTTTTCGACCAACAAACCCATTAGTAACACTATATGGACTACTACGGTAATAAAAATTATTACTATCAGTGTTAAAATAAATGTTATTTTTACAAAAACAATTATATGGTTTATTACGTTTTTTAGGGTCATCATCAACAGGACTTGTAAATCTTCGTGAGTTAACAAATGAAAATGCGTATAACGTTCCATTTATCCAATTGTTTGTAAAATAATGTGAAAACACATTTCTACACGCCGCAAATGTAACTATCATTCTTGATTTCCACTCAGGTAATAAAGTAAATAAATCTAAGTTTAACGTTCCAAACGCTTTAGTAACTAATCTATAACAACCCCCTTCCATAATTGACTCAGGTTGTTTACCAAAAGTACCATCACCCGTTAAACCATTACCATAACAACCTTGTTGATTTCTTACATTATTTGGGCTATCTGACGGTATAGGGTCTTTTTTCGGCCAAAAAGTAACAGTATTATTTGGTTTATCATAATAATAACAATCTAAAGGAATTAAACCTTCACAACTAAATGTTGATAATAAATCAGCACATTTACTTTCAGCGTTAGCCGCTGCACTTTCTCCAGCTCCCCCAACACCTTCAGAACCACCACCACTGTCTAATGAAACCACAGAACCATCATCACCAATAATAAAGAACGAGAAATTATTATTAGCCATTAAGGTGTATGAGATATTATCCGCACCATATTCAGGTGTTGATGATGATGGTAACCTATCAGCTCTCATAACTATTTGACGACCATTAACCCCTAAACCAGCAAAATTTAGTGTCAAAGCATTTGACTTGTTATACGTCCAAGACAAATATCTAGCATCTCGTAATAATTTCACATCAAATGCTACACTATAACTACATCCTTCATTACCACAATTTTCAAAAGGTTTAAAACCCCACAGAGTTCCACCACCATAATAATTACCATTAAAAACAGGCCAAGCCCACAAATACGGCATATTACCACCTTCAACAATTTCATTAACAAAATACCCGTAATTTTCTTTACTATCAATATTTTGAGTTATAGTTCCATTATCCGCTTGATAATTTTTAAAATCAACAAATCCGCAATCATACTTCCAACTATTATACGGAACACTATACGCATCACAAGAACCGGGTATTTGAATACCACCAGGCCCATTACAATCCCAAAAGTAGCTCCAAGTAATTGGACGTACATTAAAATTCCTACTATAAGTATTATCATTGTCAACCGCCACACCCTTTGGAGTCTGTTTAAAAAAGTTCCCGTCGGTAAAAGACGTACTAACCGCACCAAAGAAATTATTATCAGTATACGAATAAAAAGTATGACCCGTAGCATCAGTAAACGGTTTAAAATCACACCATCCCGGAGCTCTATAATTAGGGTCACTTTCTACAGGGTTATAATCTGACCCATTAGTTGGGTCTCCATTAGCATTAAATTCGGTTGCAGTCGCAGGGTCTTTACTAACGGGTACACCGTTATTATTGTTTGCAGGTTTCCACATATAAGTGTCATAAAATAAACCTAAATTACTATATGTTGTATCAACACTAGTGTTAGTTGGTATCGCATTATGCTGAACACATTTAAAACCACCCTGAATTGGTATATTCATCCTCATTTTATCAATAGTTCTAATAACACTACCAAATCTATTTCTACCAAATAAATAACTTAAATCATATGAGATAGTTGTTTTAGGTGAGTTAGGGTCAACACCCCTAACCATAAACACAATCTTCATAGAATTAGAATTTTTAACATATTCACGAATAGGGCCTATACCTCTATCACCTGACCTATTATTACCCCCATAAACATATTTACCTGAAGCATACCCTGTGGCACCACCTGGAAGTCTCCAAGCACTACCTAACATATAATGTATTTTATAACCCGCATTAATTACACGAGTTAAAAATGAGTTTGGTAAATTAGGATTTAACCCCCCCGCTTCTGTTGTATAATCACTAACCGATATATTTTCAATCACTTGATAATATTCCAAATCCATTGGGAATTTATGATAACTATTTTCAGATTCCCCTGTGATAGTATAAGTTCCCTTTAAATTACTACCACTAGTACCGTTAGGATTTGCATAATAAACATCAACGGTAGTTGAATTAATTTTAGGGTCACCATTATACGGTGTACCAATTGTTGAACCTGTTATACTTTTAGTTCCAAAATCATTAGCCGGAACAACCCTTGTTAAGTTGGTATCTTTTGATAATTCAGGGTCAACAAATGTCATCATTTTACCAACCGCAAAATCAGCACTTTGACTTTGGTCAACTAAAACCGCAATCACATTATCTAAATGGTATTGTCCTTGTAAATTACCATTACCATCAGAGGTCAAAGGACCACCATTCATTGGAGAATTAAACCTAACCCCAATTCTATTAACACCACCACCAGGATTTGCCGGACCATTATCAAAATATTTCGCTTTTACATTAAACAAATTCCATCTTTCATGCCAAGGTAAGTCGGTTGAAATTGACTTATAATGACCAACGGTTTTAACGTCTTGGTCAGCCCCCGGAGCGTCAGATGGTAAATCAATTGTCTGCCCTTTACTTCTATACGATTTTGGTGTTTCTGAATACCACCCACTAATCATTACACTATCATCAACAATACCCGGACCAAAATAACCTGATTTTTGGGTTAGGTCTAAGTTTTGAGTATTTTTAACAACAGGACCACCATATGAACCCCCATTTAAAATATCTGCAAACGCACTATTTGAACCTTCATTAGTGTTAAAAGAAGAAATTGCATTACCTGAGTCAGGTTTTCCACTCACAGGTGGTTGAGGGTCGCACGAACATATTTCACAATCTGGATAAGTTAAATTAGGTAAACTAATAAAACTATTCTTACACTTGTCTGTTAAACTTTCAACCGCATCTGTAAGTGCGTCACAAGCACTACTTAATTTATTACAAATTCCTGATAAAAAACCAAACGGACATACACCTAAAAAACAAGCATCTTTTAATCTACAAATAGCATTTGATAAACCACAAACAACATTTTTAAGAAACTTCATAATAGGCAATATAACATTACATAACACCCAAAAAAATATGTGAGCAATAATTATCACCATAAATAAAATTGGGTGAAAGATATTCATTATTAATTGAAATAATAAAAACAAAATATCAAGTCGATACATCCCATCATTAGTTGGAAATCTGTTGTTAGTACTATCACAAACATCATCAAGAATATTTTTAATAGCCACTATTCTATTGTTTGAGTCACCTCTACGATATTCACTAATTAATTGTGATACGGTATAAACTTTGTTATATTGCATCTCATAAAATCTATCCTCACAATTAATCGCTTCAAGTATCATTTGTTGACCTAATGGTGTTATAACACCTGCCGTGGTTTTTTGTCCGTAATCCTCCCAATCTAAACTAAACGCGTATGATGCCTTAGCAGCAAACCCATTATTAGTCACAGGTACTGTACTATCATACGTACAAGGATTGTCGGCCGTACCAAAAGAACTTCTTGAACCAACAGGTCTTCCTGTCATTGGGTCAAGTCCTGATGATGTCGTCCAACCATATTCTTTAATATTAGGAACCAAAAAGTTTGCACGTTTAATCCTTTCACCCAAATCAGGTGATTGTGACCACATTACCTTAAATCTATATTTACCTTTCGTTGGAATCCCTTTTTTAGGGTCTTTAGATATTACCTGTTCACCAAATTCATTAGTTACCACATAATCTAAATTCATAGGAACATCAAACATCCAAGTTCCATTCTCATCAATAACTTGTCCCCCATTTTCTAATGACGCTACCTCCAAAGCGGGCCTACCATTAACATCGGTATTTATCGTTTGTCGAATTGCTTGAATTTCTCCAGGTCCCGCAACCAACCCACAAAGTGTTCCTGACTTTAATGAAGGTTTACATTTAAGTTTTACAGGATGGTCATTATTTGATGAAATAATTGACCCCATAAAAATTGCGGTAGGTTGTATTGTTATATTTTTTTCAGATGATAAATCAAAATCGGTTCTAGTAATACCAACAACACAAGTGTTTTCATCACCCCAAAACGGTAACACCTCAAGTGTTCGATTTATTGTTATAATTTGAGGTAATTCATTTAAATTACTTGACGATTTAAATTTAGTTCCATCAACTTGTTGTGGTGTTGCAGCACCCATTCTAATTAAATCTTGAGGTGCTAATGAGAACTCACCAATATCTGATAAATCAACGTTAACAACAATAGTTTGAGAACCTAACGGAACACCAAGTATCATATAATCCCCGCTCTCGTTTGTGATTGCATTATACTTATAATACTTGTCGTAAATCTCAATCTTAGTTGGATTTGTTAATACTTCATCCCTTGTATAAAAAGAACCTGTTGGAACGTGATTAGAATATGACGGTTCTTGAGGTAATAAGTTATACCTAAAACCATCCCCATTTAATTGGGTTAATGTTTTATACGGGTATAAATCGGCAATTATTGGATTATTTAATTCATCGTCACCATTTAGTGGGACGAATATTGAGACTTTAGCATTTGGAACACCAAAACCGTTATTGATACTAACACGGCCAACCAAAACACCATAATCTGAACATCTTCTTGTGTAAACATCATCCTGTAAAATTTTAAGTGATAAAATCTCAAGAGATTCAAAGTCTTGGTCAAACTTAACTCTAATTGATTTATCAACACCAGGTGTTGTTCTTATTCTATATGAATTCGACATTATTTTCTTTTAAAATAAATAGTTTATATACTATTTTTAAAAGATAATTGATATATTTTCAAAATAAATCATCAACTAAAATTAGTTGCTGATAGATTCTTAACTCTTACATTAATATCATTACCGGGATACCTAATTTGGTAGGTTTGACCCGGTTCCGCAAATATCGTATCATCAATTAATTCAATTTCCCTTGTTTGACTATCAGCGTATCTTTGTGATGTTTGTGAAGATGAGTATTGTCCCCCAACCTTATTGAAGGCTTTAATATCTGAAACACTAATAACCCCGTTTTGTTCTTGTATTAATCTTCTAATTTCAGAAACGTTTACGTTTTGTCCCATCTGTCTATTACCTGGGTCAAAATAATCTGAGATAGTGTTAATAATTTGACTAATTACTGAACCTTGGTTTTGACTTGAATCTAACACAACATCAATATTTATACCTAAATCTATCACATTAGCAACTTGAATTGAGATATAATCATTCATCATTCGATAATTTGACAAATAATTCGCAACGTTATTCTTTAATGTATTTGATACCACCTCAGTTAATTTACCATTCTCATCATAAGATAACATTTTAATATTAACCTTGTTATTTTCTTCAGTAATAGATACCTTAGCAGGAGCTCCGAATTGTGATGGCATTGTTCTAATTAATGAATCATAATCATTAACTGTAACCGCTCTGTTTTGTGCTGCAAAGTTAAACGATACTAAGTTTCTAACTTCTTCAATCGTAGGGAAATCAGCCCCACCAATTGCCGCAGTAACATTGGTACATCTTAATGAATTAACAACTGTCGTGTTAACAGATTCTGAAGGACCATTCACAAAGAATGAAACTGTTCCAATTTGTGTTATAACATTAACACCGATATTACTTGACTGACCACCACCAATACGATACTGAACAAACAATGTTGTGTTAGCCTTCAAGGTACTACCTAATGCGAAATTATTAGAATACTTATACAGATTTAATTTATAACCATTTCGAGCGAACTCTCTTAATTGTTCATCCGCAGATTGACTACCACCACCAAATGTCATTTTTAAGAAACCTTCAGGTGTGTATTCAGTAATAAATTTATCATTAACCGTTAGATACTTACCAACTTTAATACCGGGACTGTCCGAAACTTTAGTAGGGTCTTCCACAAAAACTCTATCTTCAGCTAAGGCTTTAACTTCATACCATCTGTTATCTAAACCTAAAAATTCTTGAACTGAAGGAACACTACCAAATTGAGTACCATCTTTTAATAATACACTTGTAACACCTAAAACATTTTTTTCAGGTAAAAACACTTCATAAAATGGTTTAACTTCACCGGCAGTTATTACTTTCTTGAATACCTTAGTCACACCGTTTACTACCGTTTCTCGTTTAACGATGGTGTAATTTATAAGTTTGTTATTAGAGTCAAAATTAGGTATTTTTAACCTATTTGGATAACCATCGCCACTAATTGGTGATGCAAAATCAATATCATAAACAGATTCAAAAACTTGTCCCGCACCATTAACTTGAGAACCTCTCCTTAATATACCACAGTATCTAATATCCTCTTTATCACCATAAGCCGGAACAGTTATTGAGAAGTCAACCATAGCAACTGAAGGTCTTTGACCCGGAACTTTTAATCCGTAAGTCCTTGCGATATTATAAATTGACGACCTTTGTTGTGCGTATTGTAAAACGGTTTCTTGGATACTTCTATCAATGTTGAAGTGTAAGTTATCTGTAACCGCAGCATTTAAATCTAAAAACACAGAATATATCGCTGCGTCATTTACATTCTCAATTAAGTCGGGATAATATGTTCTTGTGAAATTAATTAATTCAGTTCTTAAACCCTGAAAATCCCTAGTCGTGTATGATATTTTTTTATTACCCATATTATAGATTTATAATAACAAAATCACTTGAACTAAATGCGTCATCATTTAACAAGTAATCTATTTTAATTTTTGCAGTATGTTCTTTCGTTCCAATACCAGGAACCCTAAACACTCTCTCATCATTTCCATTAACAATAGTCCCTAAATCTTCCTCACCTTCAGATGCCGGTGTTATTGTTAACTTAGTAATTGTGATACCCGGAATATATTCCTCAACCGAGTCTCTAATTTCAGCTTCAATTTGTGAAAATGTTGGCCCATCTAATGGTTCGAATAAATATTCATATAACCTCGTCCCAAAATCAGGTAAATAATATCTAGTTCCTTTCCTTGTCAATAATAAATGAATTAGATTAGAACGAATTTCTTCTCTATTAGTCTCCGACAAATCAAGATACTTACCAACGTAAGAATCTCTGAAAGGGAAATTTATACCATATGTTAATCCTTCTGCCATATAACATAAATATAATGTCGTTATAAATTTTTTGTATAATGGAATAAAATAAAAAACTCTCGACAATGCCGAGAGTTTTTGTGATTTACGGTTTTTTTATGATGAACACCCAAAACATTCAAATTCTGAATCTTGAGGTTTTTGTGGTATAACATCAACTGTTGG